AATTTTGTTATCAAACTATTGTACTCTGCAGCATATTTAGTAATATGTTCAAATACAACTCTCTCATTCCTTTCATTGAAATAATCTGGTTCAATAAAAGGTAATACTTTTCTGAGATACTCTTCGTTATAAACTAGATTTCTTAGGATAACTTTTTCAATACGATCCATTTAAATATAATGAAAATATGTAGTCAAAATATACTTTGTACCATTTTTAATTGGTAAGCCTGCATGAGGATAAGTCCATACACAAGGGAAAACTAAAACTCTACCAGTCTTAGGATGAATTACTTGTTGATGTGGATAGAACTCAGTTTCTCCACCACTGAAATTATCGTTCAAATATACCAAAAAGGCAATCCATCTTCGTGCAGATTTATAATCTGCAACATCAACATGTTTATTAAATGAATCTCCAACATCGTATTTTTTAATACGAAGTTCTTCAAATCCATATTTACTCGGCAGTAAATCATCAGAGTATCCCAACTCCTTTAGATAATTCATTCCAAGTTCAGAAAACTTTTTATACATACCAGAATACTCTGGCATGTTACCTATATTCCTTTGATAAAAATTAGGTCGATGTTCGTTTTCAATTCTTTCATTTTTTTCTTCAACTAATTTGATTAACTCTGAACATAAAGATGTGGAGAAAACATCATCGTAGGTTTCGATGTAGTCATTCCCCATAACTAAATTCTTCATTAGCAGTATCTTCTAATTTTTGCATCACCTCTGGTGTAAAGTATTCATCTGGGTTAGCAAGTATCTGTTTACCATATACTTTCTTGCCATTGATCTCATACCTACCAGCAACATTTTTCCAAAGACCACCTATCTCTCCAAGTTCTAAGAGACCATAGTATCTGTCCAATCCACGTTCATCGTAGTAAAGTCTAATCTCAACTTCTTTGTTCTCTTTACTCAAACGTGATTTATGAGTCTTTGCTTTGATAATATTTCCAACGACTTCCTTACCATCCTTCTCTTTTTTGCGACTGAGATAGATGATTGTACTAGCTGCGTACTTAAGTCCGCTGCCTCCTCCCATTTCTTTTGTAGGGAAGTAAGAACCGATAACATCATAGGTATGATTGGTGACTATTAAGGGAATATTTGCTTGACCAAGTTTCAATGTAAGCATTCTAAATGCACCCTTTACAAGTTGAGATTTGGTCATATCTCTTACTTGTTTATCATCTAACGCATCACGAATCTCTTTTTCTGTGGATAACATACCAAGAGAATCCAATACGAACATACAAGGTTTACGATCACCCTCGTCTGTTTTTAAGTATATATCTACGGCCTTCAGTGCCTTACTACGAAACTCTTCAATTGTTACAACATTTACAACAACCAACCGTGTCGTATCAATTCCACGAGACTCCAGTAATCCTTTATTGACGGCTGCTTCAGTGTCAAAATAGAGACAATACCCATCAGGGTTAGTGTCCAGAAAGTTCTTGACAACAGCAAGCGAGAAATAAGTTTTACCAGTGCTCGACTCACCAGCAATGGCAGTAATACGATTGCTGCTAACCCCGCCAAAAATAGACCCACTAATGAGTCCATTGAAAATGAAAGATCCTGTGTCAATGAATCTTTCAGTTTCATCAATATCTGACGCAATCTGCGTATATTCATCTCCGATCTCTTTTACTATCTCTTTTAAAAAGTCCATTAAATTACCATCCCATGTTTTTCACGAAGTATTTTTTTATAAGGCCCGCCAGGGTTCTCATCTCTAACTTCTTTTACTAACTTCAATTTCTTATGAAGTTTTTCTGCACCAGTGTATCCAGACATCCAGACAAGCAAGTCCAGTTCTTTATCATCAATAGGTAAGTCCATTATACAAAAAATGATTCTAGGTTTACTCTTCTCTCAGACTCCCATCCAATTGAATCGAGAATAATCTTAAGAGGTTCAAGGAACGACTTCTCAAATTGTAGATCATAATCTATATATTTGTCAAGGTTAAGTTCCTCTGGAAATTGTTGAATGAATGATATTACATTCTCTTGGATTGGATTTGGTCTCTTAAGATAACAAAATTTAATCTTCTCACCATTATTAATTAAAGAATACTTTTGGGTAAGTTGATTCTTTCTTACATAATGATTGAAAAGAAGGGCGCCACGAGCATGAATCGGTGTTCCCTTTTCATAGATCGCATTGACACTTTTATACTTCTTCACATTACTCACAGTTCTTGGAAATGATATCTCCTCTGGTGGTAATGATCTGAACTTTGCTCTACATTTTTCGATGAAGTCAATCACATCATCTTCGGTTTTTGTCATGATTAATTTGAGAACATCTTTAATCATTTGACGACAAGGTGCAGGCGTTGAAGATTTAACTGCTTCAATACCCATCATCTTGAGTTTAGGTTCTGCATAACGAACACCTTCACTATCCCAGACATTCAAGATATATCTTTTCTTTGCAGTCCAGATTCCACGATCAGCAATGTTCTCACGTTTCATAAACATTTTCTGCTCGTAAGCGTTGACGTACGAGGCCAACGCTTCGTAAGAACTCGAAATATACTTTTCAAATTCCATTTCACAGATCTTATTAAGGAACCCAACAACGCTTTCAGTAGTCTTCTCTCGTTCTTTGTATATAACCTCGACCAGAGGGCCCAGATGCAAATAGATAGAATCGGTATCAACAGCAATAACATAATCTTCATTCTCCGTTTTTAAAATTTTGTTTAGATACTTGTTCATGCGATCTTCAATCCAACGGATTGAAACCTGACCAGATAAAGTAATTGCTTCTGCATTTTCAAGTTTGTAATAACGAAAGTATTCGTTACCAATCGCACCATAAGCAGAGTTCAGTTGGATCTTACGAGCCATCTGAATGTTATTAAATGTTGCGATATCTTTGACAAGTTTAGGATCTTTAGTATCTTCATACTTCTGTTTTGCAGCAAGCATCTTTTTCTTATACACAGTTCTTTCTGTGTATATCTTCTCCATGATCTCTGGTAGAAAACCACGGATGTCAGTCCGATACATTGCACCGTTGGCACATACCGCACTATCTTTATGAAGTTGAAAGTCTATCTCTTCTTGAAGTATTCGATCAACCGTAGCTGTTGGGTGTCTGTCATCCTTGAGGGTCTCTGGGGAAATATTATATTGCATAATGAGATGAGGATACAGACTATTAAGGTCAAACGAAACCACCCAATCATACTTTCCTGGCTTTGGTTCTTTGACGTACGCCCCTGCATATTTTTCTGATTTTGATGTTCTTTTCTTTGGTGGTATGACAATGTTTTGTTTCTTAAGATAATTGTAAATGATAGTATCCCACATTCTTACTTGGTAATGAATGTCAATAAAGTTTACTTTGGCATCAAACGCCATTGTAATCGCAAGTTCAATCAATTTCAACTTGTCTTCAAGTTTGTCAACAAGTTGAACGTCAATAATATTGTATCGAACAAACTTATCCCAATCTTTTGTATAGAACTCACGGAAAGTATCATACTCATCATGATCAAGTTTTTTCTCACCCAACTCATAATTAGCAATATAGTCCAATCGATATGACTCTTGGTTTGTATATGTAAATCTCTTATACAAATCAAGATAATCAAGTTGAGTAACACCACCAATGTCATATGTGATATTCTTACGACCACTAATATAAACTTCATCCTGAGATACAAGACCCCAAGGCGATAAGTCTTTCATGGACTTCTCACCAAGAACACGATTGATTCTACCAGCAAGATATGGTATGTCATACATTTGAGAGTTCCAACCAGTAATTACTTCTGGTAGATTCTTTCTCCAGTATGCTAAGAATGATCTAAGAAGATGAGCTTCATCATCACATAAAATATAAGTTACATTTGGGTCTTTGTTTACAAAAGGTCTTGAACCAAAAGTTGTAACCTTCTTTGTTGCATAATCCTGTAAACTAATCAGTAATAATTCTTCTGCAACATTCTCAACATCAGGGAAACCACTCTCTGCAGCAACCTCAATGTCAATCGTTACAAGACGAATCTTTTTAATATCAAACTGTATATGATCCTCTGGATATTTTTCTGAAATATATTGATAAACATATCTGTCATTGCCATATATTTTAAAGTTCTCGACTTCATCATACTTCTTATAAAACTCACGACAATCTTTCACGAAGCCAGGTTGAATTGGTTCAACAGAGTCGCCTTCTAAGGTTTTATATTTTGTTTTTCTTTTAGATGGAACAAATAAAGTTGGTTTCCATTCTTCTCGGTGTGTGATGTGTTTTCCATTCTCATATCCACGAATCAAAAACTGATTACCTATGAGCTGTATGTTGGTGTAAAATTTCACGAAGTCACTTTGGAATACTTTTCAAAAATCATAGGACTAGGAGTAACAAGAGTTGTGATCTTGTCAGAACTAATCATTATCTCATTTTGTTCAGTATAATCCTCCATCCATTTATGTAAATCACCTTCTACAATTTTGTAAGGTTTTGTTAATTTACAATTTGGATCTCCAAACTCAGCAGCGATCTCTTCAATCTCTGATACTACTATCTCCTGATTAGACAACAACAGGACTTTGATTACCTTTGTCTCTTCCATCGATTTTCTCCTGATAAAGTTTTTTTAAATTTTCTATTGGTTCAACAATTGTTATTACCCAGTCGGCCGAACAAGGTACTCTCTTCTCCGCAGAAAGAGGAATCCAAGGATAAAATACAATATTTATTTTTGATGAATATTGATTCGTAGTGCCTTCACTCAAAACAGTAGGTTCTTCTGGTTCATACATTTTCACAATCAAAGGATCATGAAAAAAGTATCCAATGACCTCTTGTTCAACGGACTTAATTTCTTTTACGTCAGCGATGATATCCTCACCTGACTTAAGCATTACTAATTTAACAGACATTTAACATTTTCTATGTTTACATTATAAAAGACCACTCAACAAAAGTCAAGTGGCCTTTAATCCTATGTGATTTTATTTATAGGTAATTTTTACGAGCGTGATGTTCTGGAACTACCTTACCCAATTTGACAGTAAGAAGTCCATCCTCTAATTTGACATCTCTGACTTCATAATCATCTGAGAGTGTCCATGCTCTATTGAAAGATCTCTGAGCTAATCCTTGATAGACATAATCGGATTCTTTCTTTTTGTTATCCTTTTTCTTTCCTTCAACGAATAGTTTTCCGTATTCGGTGTAGACATTAACTTCATCCTTTTTAAATCCAGCAAGTGCAATCTCTAACCGAGACTCAGTATTACTTACTTGAATTAGATTGTAAGGTGGATAGTTTGTTATAGTCTCATTGAAAAACTTATCGAAATAAGTATCCATACCGATACTATTTTTTGTGATGCGATCCATTAAATCTCCAAGATCTGCAGCACGATATCTTTGAATGTTAGTCATAGTTCTCCTTTAATAAGCGAGTGTGAATTGTGTCCCCGAAGGCGACACTACTAATTATAACAGAAGACATTAAAATAGGGGGTGGTGAACCCCCCAAAAACACTTCGGTTTCCTCCTTAGTCTAGCAGTGCTCTACAATGGCTGATGCAAGATTTATCCCTTACATCACATTCTGAAATGCATTCAAAGTAGTCATCAACTGAATTGTTGGAAGATGTCTCACGTTCGAGATTCATCCAAGGCCTTAAACTATTGAACGATATGAGATTGTGCATAGATTGTTTTCATTTAAACACATAACTATCTATAATAGTTTTTAAGATAGTAACACTTCTTCATTTAATAATTGTGGTTTCTCTTCCTCTTCTTCCTTTAAATTTGCACCGTCATATTCACTAATTAGTTTTTTACCACTTTTAATAAAGTCCTCAGATTTATCCATCTTAATTACCATTTCCTTCCTCCTCTGGTTTTTTTCTTTTACCTATGTTGTATTTAGTTTCAAGATTCCACTCACCTTTTTCTTTATAAGAAATAACTTTAATTTGATTTAATGGCGCTATGTCATTAACTTTATCAGTCGAGACAACAGAAACTAATCCCCAGTCTAAAAGCAACTGGATAATACGATTTCTTCTTTGTACATCATTGACTGTAATATTAGCTCTCTTACCGTCTAATGCAAATAGTTCCTTGAAATGAACGATGTAGTATCTGCCTTGTTTATGTAGAATATGGCAAGACTGATATAACTTCTTTTCTTTTCTTGAGGCCACACCAATACGAGTTAGTGTTTCTCTTACCTTAAGAAAATCATCAGGTTCATTTAATGTAATCTCAATCATCTGGTCTGGCGACCAACTAATTTGAGGTTCGACAATCGAATTCATTTTCTACCTCCAGTCTCAAGTCGATCTCGAATAAACGAGAATTGTTCTCTAGTCAAAATATTTAAAACCTGTTTTGCCTTTTCATCACTATAACCATAGTATTGTTTGACAAGTTCGAGGTTTTCAATTTGTTCTTTACGAAGCCAAGGAGAGTATCTCTTCCTTTTCCTGAGACTATTTAGAAAAAAGTCATATTGTAACTTCTTTGCTAGA